CATACTCAATCGGTGGGGCTGACTATCCCTGCTATGACCTAGTAATCTCTATAGCAGTCAAGACAAACTAAGGACACCATGGCATACACAATTATTTCTGATCTAGTCGGGGAACCCGGCACTGAATTCATCCCTGATGAGGGAATCAACATCGAGGCGCTCATTTGGGGTGGCTTCATCAAATCCGACAAATCACCATCTAAATCTGCTAAAACAGAAGAAACATCTCCAGAGGAGTAACCCATGGCCACAAGCACTTATCTTTCTAACCCAACTGTCACTGTAAATAGTGTGGCACTGACCGGCTTTGCCGTAGCGGCCACGCTTGAGCGCACCAATACTGCCCAGGACACCACAGTGTTCGGAAACACCGCCCGTGTCTACAGCGCCACCATCGAGGATAACTCTTTGACCGTGACCCTGTTTATGACTTATGCGGCCTCAGAGGTTTACGCCACTTTGGCAACACTTGTAGGCACAGCCACCACTGTCATTGTCAAGCCAACATCGGCAGCCGTGGGCGCGACTAACCCCAACTTCACTTTGACAAATACCTACCTTGAAACCCTGCCAGTGCTTAATGCAACGGTGGGCGAGCTGTCACAAATTGACATCACATTTAAGGGCGGTACCTACACCGCCGCCATTGTCTAAATAAACTAAACAAAGGAACCCGACATGAAAGTCAAACTCTCCGTAGACACGGGCGATGGCCCGTACGAAGTGACAACCAACCTATGGGTGATAACCCTGTGGGAACGCAAATACAAACGCCTGGCATCAGATATGAGCGCTGGCATTGGTATTGAAGATATGGCGTTCTGGGCGTACGAAGCATCCAAACTTGCTGGCGTTCCAGTGCCGGTGGTCTTTGATGACTTTATTAAGAAACTTGAAACGGTAGATGTCATTTCGGAGGAACCCGAAAACCCTATCCAAGCGGCACCTACCGACACGCTCTAGCAAGCGTTTTAGTTGCCACAGGTTGGTGGCCGCAGGAAGTAGAGTTTGACGTGCAGGACCTCTCGACAGTCATCAAACTTATTAATGAAAGTCGGAAGGCATGACAGTTGATCTAGGCATGGAGTTTTCAGGCTTAAAAGATGCTTTGAAAGAACTCAACGACATTGATAAGAAACTGCGTCGCCAAGTTACTAAAGACTTCAAAACCATTGTGCAGCCAGTAGTTGGCAAGGCCGAATCTATGTTGCCAAGTGGCGCGCCATTGTCAGGCATGGCACGATCATGGCAAGGCAAATCAGGTGCGGACATTATGAGCTGGCAAGACGCTCGAGTACGCAAAAACATTAAGCCGTTCACTAGCGGTAAAAAGGTACGGGAAGCACCTTCAGGTTTTAAACAAAACCTTGCTGTGTTTGGTATTAAATGGCTTGGCCCTCAGGCGACATTGTTTGACTTGGCATCTAAGGGAACAATTGGTGACAACTTGACAGCCAGGTATGGCTCACCTTCACGCATTATTTATCGTTCTTATGAGATGATGAAAGATGACGTGGACAGACAGATTAAAGAGCTGGTTAACCGTGTCATGAAACTCACAGGAAATCAAGGGAGAATCTGATGGCTGTTGTATTAAATATCCTGTCCGAGTTTGATGGCAAGGGCATATCTAAAGCCAAAAAGCAATTTAGCCAACTGGAAACAGCCGGACAGAAAGCCCAGTTTGCGTTAAAGAAAGCCACTATCCCTGCTACCGCTGCCATCCTTGGATTGGGTGCTGCATTGTTTGATGCCACTAAAGGCGCTATGGCTGATCAGGCTGCACAAACTTTGCTGGCTACAACCCTTAAAAAATCCACTGGCGCTACTGACGCGGTAATCAAATCCAATGAAGCCTGGATAGCTACCCAGGGAAAATTGCTGGGCATAACAGATGATGAACTACGGCCCGTCATTGCTCGATTCGCTAAAGCCACCGGCGATGTTACTAAGGCACAGAAACTGGCTACGGCTGCCATGGATATAGCGGCCTCAACAGGTAAGCCGTTGGCTACTGTCACTGCCTCTATTGAAAAGGCGTATGGCGGCAATCTTGCAGCGCTTGGCAAGTTGGCACCTGAGTATCGCCAAATGGTTAAAGACGGCGCGTCATTTGAGGAAGTCATGGCAAAGATTGCTAAGACCACTGGCGGTGCTGCAACTACGGCTGCTAATACTGCTCAAGGCAAATTTAAGCGCTTGGGTGTTTCGCTGGCTGAAACCAAGGAAAGTATTGGCGCTGCCCTGATTCCTGTAATTGAAAAGGTGTTGCCTTATTTGACGGCTATGGGTGACTGGGCCTCTACACACACTAAGACGTTTTTAATCATTGCCGGTGCTATCGGTGGTATCGCTGCCGCCATTGTTGTAGTCAATGCGGTGACTAAAGCCTGGACTGCTGCCACAGCTGCCTTTAATGCTGTCATGGCCATGAACCCCATCGTGCTCATTGTCATTGCTGTAGTGGCTTTAATTGCTGGACTTGTGCTTGCCTACAAGAAGTTTGAGGCTTTCAGAAACATTGTGGACACGGTAGGCAGATTTATTAAGACAGGGTTCCTTATCTATTTTCAGGCCATCAAGACTGAAGCCGAAGTTCTCTATACCGTTTTTAAGAAAGTCTTTAACGGCATCGCCAGTTTATGGAATAACACCATAGGCAAGTTGTCATTTTCTATTCCAACCTGGGTACCAAAATTTGGTGGCAACAAGTTCGAAGTTCCAGACATCCCGATGCTTGCACAGGGTGGAATCGTTACAAGTCCTCAATTAGCGCTCATAGGCGAAAAAGGCCCAGAGGCTGTAATCCCATTATCCAAAATGAATGGCATGGGTGGTGGCATCAGCGTGACTGTACAGACAGGCGTAGGTGACCCTGTGGCTATCGGTAAAGCAGTATCGGATGTCTTAAGCGCATACAACCGACGCACAGGCAAGATGGCTGCCTGATGGCGTATCCAGTAGCTCGCGTCTATATTGCTTTTGATGATGGCCCTTATGTTTTAAGCCCGACATGGACTGAAGTTACCTCGAGCGTCAGGTCAATGAGCATTGATCGCGGCAGGTCTGACGATTGGGGAACTTTTAGTGGCTCGGCCACAGTTGAGTTAAACAACCGCGACAGGCTGTATGACCCGTTTTACACATCAGGCACGTACTACGGCAAACTTTTACCGCGCCGACAGATCAAGATTGAAGCCACCTATAGCGCTGTTACTTACTCTGTGTTTCGTGGCTTTATTGACGGTTGGCCACCCTCATGGACAGATGCAGGTGGCGACTCAACAGTGACCCTTTCCTGCTATGACTGCATGGCTTTACTAGCCCAGGTGCAGTTGCCTGCTGATTGGGCGCGTTCATACATCCTCACCCAATCACCGCGTCATTATCTGCCTTGTGATGACCCGATTATCCAATTTCAGACTGGCACTCTTACCGATATTGGCTCTACGGCAATTAACATGACGTATCAAACCAACGCTGCACCTGGCAGCCAGTTGGCTGATGGTCTTGCAAACTACTCACTGGCTGGCGCGTCATCTACCGCTACTGGCTATATTGCCACTAACGACCCCGGCATAGCGTCTCGCGCTGTTGCTTTTACTGCTAACGCCAACTTCACTGTGGCATTTTGGTGCATCCCAGAAGCCAACACTGCCGGCATTATCTCAGGGCAATGCGCAAACTTTGGTTGGAACATCAACTTTGCATCAGGCAAGTTCACTACCTATGTGGAGTCTTACGCAGATCAAGCCAACTACACCTACACCACTACTACGGCAACCCTTAACCAGTCCGAGCCGTACCACTTTGCTATGGCTTGGGATGGAACAGCCAAAACCGCTGCAATCTATGTCAATGGCGTAAACGTCACAGGCACAAAAACAACGACACTGGCACTCACCTTGACAACCAACGCCGATTTCTTGACCGTTTCACAAGGCCCCATGCAACAAATAATTGTATTCACAGGCACAAACCCGACTCAGGCAGTCATCCAAAACATAATCAAATACTCACAGGCCCAGTTTTATGAAACAACAGCTGCGCGAGTGTCTCGCATCATTGCCGAAACACCATTTAGCACCAGCCTGGTTAGCGCGAACGGCACACAGTACATCAGCGAAATAACAGACGATGCGCCATTTGCTATGCCTGAGCTACAACAAACAGCCAACACAGAAGGTGGGCCGTTGTATGTCACCAAGGCTGGGGTGCTAACACAGACTGCTACTTATACACAGTTCACACAAGCCAAATCTTTTACCAGCCAAGCCACCTACGGTTCAGGTGGCAGAGGTTTAGACCCCAACGTCAGTATCCAATATGACGGCGACTCGATGCGAAACATCATCAATGTAAACATGAGTGGTGGAGGCGTAAACAAATCAACCGGATCAGTTTCCACCTCGACCTACGGCCAAGCCACTCAATCATGGGATGCCTATATGCCTACCGTTGCCCAGGCTTCAATCATTGGCAATTTGCTGGTGGGCTTTGGTCAGTACGTTTTTGCCAAGTTTGATGATTTCCAAGTGGTGATCAGTCCGTCTGGGGATTGGAGTACAACACTTGGGCTAGAGCTTTTAGAGCGCGTCACGGTGGCTGTGGCCCCACCTACGGGCAACACGATTACCAAGGATTTGCAGGTAAATCGCATCCGTCACGATGTAACCCCAGCTGCATGGCAAACCACGCTTAATGGCTCTAACCGTTGGGCTTCGGCTTTCAGGATTGGCTATTCAGTCCTAGATGGCCCAGATGTCATTGTGTACACTGGCGTAACATGAGCATTAAGACCTTTACCAGCGAAATCTTGACTAGCACAGATGTCAATAATTATCTGACTAACTCAGGTAGTCAATACATCACTAGCACAGTGGTAGGAACAACAGTTTCTAGCGTCACAATCACAGGCGCTTTCAGTGGTGTTTGGGATTCGTACAAAATTATTTACAGCGGCGGCGTTGGCTCAACCAGTTTCCACCTTGGTTTGAGTCTTGGAAGCACAGCAACTGGCTACTATGGTGGCCTTATTTACAACAACGCTGCATCAGCAACACCAGCTGGCGCGTTAGACAGCAATACGGCTTCCTTCACTTTTGCTGGTGGTGGAAACACTACGCAGGCTTTATTGAACTGTGATCTACACAACCCATTTTTGGCTAGATATACGCTTATAAACGCCAGCAACTTATCTTTCACAAACTACGGGACATACAACGGGGCGCTAGGTAATACCACCAGTTACACGGCGTTCACTTTGACACCAAACAGCGGAACCATTACAGGCGGAACCGTTACTGTTTACGGATACCGGAAGGCATAACCATGACAAGACCAAATATTCAAATTGACGACGAAGTGCGCGAAATGACCGAAGCAGAATACGAAGCCTTATTGGCTACGGGCTGGACTTTAGAAGGCACAGATGAAACGCCTACTGCTGGTTAGTGTTGCCCTGCTGAGCCTTACGGCTTGCTCTGATCGCACCAGGCAACAATGCCAACGCACCAAAAACAACGCCCTATCAAGCGGTGTAACAATCCCAATCAGAGAAGGCGGTGGCCGCTGTGGCTAGATACAGACACTCAAACGAAGAAATCAAAGCTCGACTTATTTTTATTGTCGGCATTGGCTTGACAGTTGCTTTTGTTGGCACCATCTTTACCTTGCTGTACGGTTTGCTATTTGTAGTACAACCAGTAGGTGAAATTGCACCAAATGACCAATCTGCATGGGAAATTCTTAAACCTATGACGTTGTTTATTACTGGTGGCCTTTCTGGGATGCTTGCTTCAAATGGCTTAAAAGACCCTAGAGATAAAGAATGACTAGGCGCTATCCGTACTACCCAGCATGGGATGGCAAAGTTACACAGCCAATCACTGCCAAATGCTTAGACCTCTGCACCAGGCGCTACAAAGTCACCAATCTGGGCACGTATGTGAACCGCCCCATGCGCGACAAGCCAGACCTTTCTACGCATGCCACGGGCTATGCCATGGATTTAGGCCACTCAGACATTAAAGTCCTTGAAGCCATCTGGACATTTTTTGTCACCAACAGCCTTGCCCTTCGAGTTTCCGAGGTTCATTTTTACAAGATGCCAGGCACAAAGTACGGTGCCGGGTATAGATCAAGTAGAGGCGAGTCGCTGGCTGGGGTTGTCAAGTACAAAACCAAAGAAGAATCTGCTGGCACTGGCGGCATGTGGATACATTTAGAATTAGAAAAGCAAGATGTAGATGCTTTTGAGGCAGAATTTAGACGGCTGAAACCAGCCTGATCAGGATTCCCAGTTGGCGTTTGAGCGTTACTGGGGCTAGGTGGTGGAAAGTACGTTTGTTTCCATTGGCGGAAATCCACCACCGATTTCTCAAAATGTGTATAGTTACACCCAGCCACTCAAATGGCCTAACCAAAGGAAACACAAATGTCACGAATGAAAGACTACCTCTTAGAGGATTTACCACTGTTTCGGGCTTCAGACCCTGAAACCTCACGCCAGATCAGCCCATTGCGCGTAGGCACACATCGAGCAATCCTGCTACAGCAGTATTTTTACGCAACTCTTGGCCTAACGGATGAGGAAGCAGGCATGCGCGCTGCACTTGACGGTCACGACATAAAGGGCTACTGGAAGCGCTGTTCAGACTTACGCACCATAGGACTAATTGAGGACTTAGGCATCCGTAGAGCGCTTACAAGTGGCTCTCAAGGCATTGTGTGTGGCATCACCCAAACAGGTATTGACATGGTTAAGGGATGGGCATGAAAACTTACACCCACGAACAAATGTTTATAGCCGTATTG